TGGGTAATCTACTTAATACCAATTCTTCTGTTCATTTTGTAAATCCAGATGCACAATTTACCTCCCGTCGTCGTCGGATTGATTACATTCTTGGTCTTGCAAGTGTGGTATGCAATTTTGTTAGATACCCTGTTGACAAAAAAGAACAAGAACGACTGATGATTGCAATCAACAAATGTATTCGTGAGAATCGTCCTGTTGATGCTATCAGTGGCAACATGTTGCTGCTGTTCAATCTCATCACTCAAGCAAAGGAATTGATCATGGAAGGCATCTCTGCGACTGGTGATCAAGTTAATACTGAGATTGCAGGTCATAGTGTTAATCACGAGGGTTTCGTTGTGTCTAATCAGTTCGGTGTCTATAAGTTAATCAAACGCCAAGAGTTTTCATTCTATAACTTTACTTTACCTAAGCAATGGTGACGGTTCTGGAACCGCACACCAGAGGCGCCAGGAGACCCTGAGGCGTGCAATACTGTAGATGTTGGGGAAAGATAGTGTACCTTCCCCTATTTCCTCTCTGGCAACCTTTCAGATGATTTATTCTAATCTATCAAAGATTCGCCCTAAATTAAGAACATCTGGTAACATTACTGGTAACTTCGGAAAGTCAAAAGTTAAAGCAGGTTCTACACTCAATGATATTGGAATGACTACCAAAGATAACATAAAATGTGCAACTCAAGATGAATATCTGAGTCGCTTGTATCACGCATTTGATAATACCGAGGATCCGAAACTGAAACAATTCATTTACAATGAGATTCGGAAGATTCACGTTCAACGTGGAACGTGGTAAAATTACACTGTACTCTAACCTTTAATTACTAACAATGAACGAAGCATTTTCTACTGAACGATTCAACGAGATTCGCCATCTTTATGTAAATCAAATGGTCGAAAACATGGATCTCAATAGTTTAATTGAGTTTGCATATGATACCATGTATTCTAACCTTGAGAATTACTCTGATGAACAACTTGTTGAAGAGATTGCTGATTATGATGTAGATTTTTTGCGTGATGATGTTGGTATTGATGTTGATGCTTATTTCTCCAACATTTCTATCGGTTTGACTAAGTAACTGTCAAGTCCCCCTGTGCCAGTTCAACAACCTGCACACTGCAGGCGCCAGGGGGCGCCAGATCCTGTATTCTATAAAAGTAATCGAGAGATCAAATGACTTTCACACAGTTTGCTGCTGAATGTGATGCAAAGAACACTGTGCAACTCAATGTCACCAAATGGACTTGGTTGTTGTGTGATGCTCTACGTCAAAACTTTATTGATTACAGTCTTCGTAATCATTACAAGTCTCTTCAACGTGGGGAAGATACTAACTTTCACGAAGCATGTATTGTTGACTTGAAGAATGGTCATTGTGGTTATGACTTTACTTTTGAGAGTGGTAAAAAATATCACAAAGTTATCATGAGTGCTAACGGTTCTCGCAGTGTGCATTGCTTCATTGACAAGAAGACTGGTGAAGTCTACAAGTCTGCATCTTGGAAGTCTCCTGCCAAAGGTGTTCGCTATGATCTGCGTATCATCAATCAGCGTGAATGGTTGCTGCAACATGCAGACTGGGCGGGTCATTATCTTTACGCTCGTTAGGGGTCATTGTGACAGTTGCGGAACTGTCCACTAGGGGGTTGCGGTTTCCCTCGATCTGTGCAATACTAACAGTATGGAAATCAAAACAACCATGATCGACTTCCCCACCATGCAATCCAAGGATGGCACAATGCTGGTCGGATTCTATCCTGTAAAAACACCCTACGGTGACATTTCTACCGAATGGTGTTTGCAAGTTCTCTCCTGGAAGGGTGTAGATCAAATCAGCAAAAAGTTTCTCAATCGTGTTGAGAAAGCACTTGCAATTCGTGATCGTCTTGATCATGATTATGTGGTGACTGGTGACAATCAGGATCTGCCTCAACTTGGTAATCCTTTCTATGGTGCCTGCTGATTATGTCCCTGATTAAACAACACATTCACCCCAGAAAGATGCAATTCCAAATCACTGAAATCGAGTTTGATTTGTCTCCCGAAGATCCTGATTGGGAGAATAATGACATCAACGAATACCAGCACCATTTGCAAGAACAATACGTTGGTGGTATTTGGTATGCTGATGATGAAGATGACCTCGTAGATGAGATCACCTGTGCATCAGGTTGGTGTATCAATTCCATCGACTATCGTATCATTCTGGACTGATCATGTCACTAATTGACGCACAAAATCGTCTAGATAGAATAAAAGACAGTCTCCAAATTGCCCTCCAAATGTATGCAACTGTTAATTACAATGATGATGCAAAATGTGAAGAATCTCCTGCATATTTAATCGGATGGTCTACTTCTACCATAAAAAACGCTCTGTTCGATCTCGAAAATATCCAAGAATTGCTAAAAGAACCATGAACAAGTATGATATAATTGGAATGACATTAGGTGCCTTCGTGATAGGTATTTTAGGACTTGCTTTTGAAGCATGGTTGCTCGGACTGATTCTGTCCTGGTTTAATGTCATCTTGAGTTTTTGGCAGAATGTGTGTATCGTTGTTCTCGCCAATTTGATTTTTAATTCACCAAAATCTTCCACATGATTGACGAAAAGATAAAATGTATTTTCATATTGATGCAGATTAGTAACATCATCAATCTGTTAAAAAAAAATCAATATGAGCACTTTATGGTGTCGCATTTGGTATCGGTCCAAGTGGAAATGGAACGACAATTAACCAACTTAAATCATGATACAAGTCGAGCAAAATGATGACAACAGTTTTACCATCTCCTGGGATGAAACTTCTCCTACGGAAAGTATTTTTAACACCTGGACAGAAGAAGACTTCATTCAACTTATTACGAGTTATCTTGAGAAACTAAAGAACGATGACTAACTATGACAAATTGATTGACAGCATTAAAGAATATCTCTACTCAGAACATTTGAGCGGCAAATGTGGAGAACCTTGGAATGAAGATGAAGCATCAAAGACTGCACATGAAGTGTTGCTCATCGTAGAGGAGTTTCAACAAAAACGAGTAGCAATGTGACAGTTGGCAGACTGTCCACTAGGGGTTGCAACTTTTGAGAATCGGTGCAATGATACAATCGTTCCCGAAACACACACAAATGTTCGACTGGATTATTGACAACCTGCCCGTATTCGTGCAGATTGATTGTACTCAAAGCAAGGCATTTGATGCCATGATTCTGTCTCCATTGACTGCAACTGTCATCGTCAAAATGACATCGGGCAACGTCTATGCAATGCCTGTGCGTCGCTTTGATATGCTGCGTTTGTGTAATCGTAACACAAATGTTGGACAATGGTTGAATACTTATGCCATTGTGTGACAGTTGAGAAGGTGGCACAACCTCCCCTTGCAGAATCCCCGAATCGGTGCAATACTAAAGACATGGAGAAGGGGGTTCTGGGACTTCTCCATTTTATCTTTACTCAAACCGATGAAAAACTACCGAGTTCAAGTTGAATCCTACGATGGATGTGTGACGGTTTGGTATGAGAAATCTCGTGCCAAATCTGCAGACAAATTGATTCTCAATCGTGTCTACAATCAACTCTGTGGACTCAACATTAAAGAGATTCAAGTTACTCCTTCCGTCTGAATCTTTCTCACTCTAACTAACATGATGACTTACAAAGAACTCCTGCAACAGTTGCAACAACTCAACGAAGATCAACTCAATTCTGATGTTGCCGTCTACGATGAAGGCACCGATGAGTATTATCAACTCAAAGTTGAGTTAGTGTTTGCAACTGATGAATGTCAGGTGCTTGATGTAGACCACCCCATCATTCGTTTCTGATTATGAACCGCACTGAACTTCTGGATGCCTACATTGATCGCATCCTTGACAACATGTCCACCAAAGATCTGATGCGTTTGGTAGGCGATCAGATCGAAGAAAACCTCTCTGGTTATAGCGACGAGGAACTGATTGCAGAGGTTGAAGAATACTATC